CCGCCTGTCCGATGCCCGTCATCGCCATCAGCGTGGACATCTGATCTGCGCCAGTGATCCCTTGGTCTTGCAGCATTCCCGCCGCTAGCAGCACCTCGCGCGGCGTTTGCGACGTGTTCCGCGCAAACGCCATCAGTCTAATCTGCTGCTCAAGCGCCGCCGCCCTCCCTTGTGCCGTGGGGGCTGTGAGGACGCTCTTCTGCGTCTGCGCCGCCGACAGACCCTCCGCGACATCGCCCATCGACAGGCCGCGGAGCGACCCGGTCGTGACCTCCGTCTGCAAGCGCGCGCGGAGCGCCGCCGCCTCCGGCGCGCTCATCATCGTCCCCGTGCCGCTGTTGCCCGCCTGCATGAAAGCGTTGTTGAGCGTGTGCTCGCTCTCGGCCCTCGTGGCGCGCGCGTCCTGGATCTGCGTGTGTGCGTTGCGAGCGACGTTGATGGCGGCATCACGGCCCACGGTCAGACCGCGCCGGATGTCGTGCGCCACGCTGGATCGGTTGCGGTTGCGGGTCGCTTGCTCGCGCTGCGCGATGGCCGTCTGGCGCTTCTCTTCGCTCTCGTAGACCCGCGTCAGGCGCTCCGCCGCGGTCTGCCTGACCCGCGCCTCCTGCTCCGCGGTCAGCCCCCGTTTGGCGGCTTCGGTGCGCGCCAGCGTCGTGGCGTCGCGCTCAACCCGCTCCTGCGTGGCGGCGGTGAGACGCGCTGCACGGCGCTTCTGCTCTTCGGCGCGGACGAAGGCCGATACGGTGCGCGCCGCGGCCCGTTCGCCCTCGGCGACCTGCTGCCGGGCGGATGTGCGGTAGACGCCGGCCGACCCGGTCGCAGCGCGCTGCATCGACGACCGCACATCGCGCTCGGTCTGCTGCGCGGCGGTGCGGATGGCGCCGAACGCCGCGACGATGCCCGAGGTGTCCGCGGTGATCTCAAGTACGGCGCGAGGCACTACTCCACCTCACCGATGGTCATCGTCGGGGTCGAGCTCGCGGAGTAGTCCGCGGGCGAGTCGATCGGCTGCGAGGTAGCCGAGGAGTTCGCCGTCGTCCATGTCGCACGCTGGTCGACCAGTGCAGTGATAATGAGCCGAAGCGTAGTGTACTCGTAGCGCGGCAAGCTGGTCATCGACGCCTGCCCTTTTCCCAGCGCGTCAGCTACCTCCTTCACTTCGGCCAGCGTCTTGAGCGACCGGAACGGTGACCGCTCCTGCGACCAGGACGCGTACTCATCCCAGACCGCGCGGATCTCATCGACCTCGAAGAACTTCCGCACCTCCGCGGCATCGGCCGCGAACGCCACATCGGGCTTCTCGGGGTCCACCAGCGCGCGCGTCAGGGTCTGCACCATGACCTCGAGGTTCAGGATCGCGTCGCCCGCGTCGCCGATGAGGTCTTCGCGCTGCCAGCCTCCCGTCGACACAAGCCACTTGATCGCGTCAGCGTGCGCGCGCGCCGCATCGTCGGCGGTGAGCGACCGCACGGCGAGGGGGAGCGTGGTGCGCCCGTCGTTGCGGGCGATCTCGATGGAGAAGAGCTTGTGTGGGCGCACTCGCCCGGCGAGGAGCTTGGCGAGGGGAGAACCAACGCGGAACTGGTCGAGGGCGCTCACGCCCGCGACCGTACCACGTTCAGGCGATCGAGGTGATCTTGCCGTGGAACTCCCACGACACGCTGTTGGCGTCGGCGACCTTGGTGCCGATCTTCGCGGTGCGGATGTCGCCCGTGCAGGTGTACATCTTCCCGGCGATCTTGAAGCCGAGCGTCACCACCGCCTGGGCGAGCGCGATGCCGACCCAGTCGAACTCCAGCCCGCTCTGCGGGACGGCGTTCTCGACGCGCACCATCACCTTCTGCGGGCCGACGGAGAACCCCGCCGTGCCGAGGAGGAGCGTCTGGACGTCCTTGTTCTGGGTGTCGACGTCGAAGTCGATGGACGACGACTGGAGCACCGGCACGGCGTTGACCGTCACGAAGCCGGGGCCGCTGTAGATGGTTGCCATGATCAGAGGCTCGCGATCTGCCGGACGTTGCCAGCGATGATGTGGAGCCCAGACACGGGCTCGCAGGGGATCTCACAGTTGAGTCGACCGGACACGACCGGGTCGGCCGCGACCACCAGCAGCGAGACGTTGGCGGTCACGTCGCGCAGGATGCTCCGCGCCTCGTAGGCCGAGAGGCGGTCGAGGATGACCGCGCGCACCAGCGACGGCGTGGTCACGCGAGGCGACAGCGGCGGGTTGCCGTTGGCGCTGTCGGCCCCGAGCTTGAAGCCCGCGTAGGTCGTCGCGAGGTAGCCCTGGAGGTCGTCGGCGACGTAGTCGCAGGCCGTGACGAACTCCGTGTCGATGACCGCGAAGTTCGGCACGTTGTTGGCGAGCGACCTCGAGGTGACCGACCGCGCGAGGGCGCAGAAGCCGGGGCGCGCGGTCGAGGGGACCAGCACCGCGAGGCCGTTGTTGAGCGCGCTCTCGACCTCGGTGGCCGTGGGCTGATCGAGGGCCGCGGTTTGCGCTAGGATGGTGGCGAGCTGGCATCCGTCGAGGTTGGCCGCGGGGTCCGCGCTCTCGCCGACCAGCGACCCGCCGACGCTGCCGTCACCCGCGAGCCGCGCCGCCGCGAGCACCGCGGCGACCTCGGGGCCAGGCACCTTGGAGGCGAAGTGGAAGCCCACCTGCAGGCGCGCGGCGTTCTGCCCCGTCGCGAGGGTGATGGCGTTCGCCAGCGTGTCGATGGTCGCGCCGATGCCCTGCTGACGAAGGCCGACCGTGACGCCCGCGAGCGCGTTGAGGTGCGTGGCCAAGCGGGTCAGGTTGGTGCCGTCGTTGGACGACACCACGATGCGGTTGTACCGCTGCGAGGCGATGGCGGTGATGACGTTGGCGATGCTGTCCGCGGTCGTGCCGCCGGACAGCGGGAACTCGGTCCCGATGACCGACCCGATGGACGTCCACTGGCCCGTGGTCGCGCCGGGCGAGGTGGTCGATGACCCGGTGATGCGGAGGGACACGGTGCCCAGCACGAAGTACGCGTCGACGATCAGGCTGTTGCCGCGCAGGCCCGCCATCTTGGCGGTGAAGGTCACGACGCCCGCCGCGAACTGCGCGTAGTACGGCAGATCGGCGGCGTCGTTGACGGCGGTGGCGACGGCGGTGGCGATGACGGTCGGCGTGTCGCCCGTCGAGACAGCGACCTCGATGGCCTGGTCGCAGAGGAGCAGCCGCACCGTGAACGCCGCGGTCGCGGTCGTCGCGAACGTCAGGTCGGCAGTCGCGGCCGAGCCCGCGCTCACGGCGTTGGCCGCGAGGAAGAGGTTAGCCGCGGGGTACTGCGCGAAGACCGCGCGCGCCATGCGGTGAAGCTCGGAGCCCTGGCCGCAGAGGGTCAGCGCATCGTCGACCGACGCGCAGAACGTCGGGGTCGCGAGGGGCATCGTGCCGTCCGAGACGTCGATCGTGGGCGCCGAGTCGCTGATGGCGACCTCGAGCTTGTTGCCGATGAGGAGGATGGACTCCGGTGCAGCGCCCGCGCTGGTGCCGGGGCCGCCGAGGATGACGTTGAGGTAGACGGCCGGCGTCTTGGTGGACGCGCTAAGCCCGGGGATGCTGATGCTCATGAGTGCTCCTGCTCTGCGACGAGCGTGATGTCGCCGCGCAGAATGGCGCGGCGGTAGTGTGTGTGGTCGCGGACTAGCTCGCCGCCGGGGAGCGCCACGCCGCTCTTGTCGCGCGCCGCGAAGCGACCGCGGACAGCGATGCCGCGAGCGTCCACCAGCGAGAAGAGACGGCCCTCTATGGCCTGGATGAGTAGCATCATGGGTTGGGCTCCGAGGTGAACGGCGAGAGCGGGTTGGACGTGTAGCCGGTGCCCGTCAGGTTGACGTCCCCGACGATGGGGTCGAGCAACGGAAGCGCCGCGCCGGGGTCCGCGTTGGCTGCTAGCGGGAGGTCGCGCATGGCCTCGACCCGCGCGGCGTAGGCGTACACCACGCCCGCCTCGACGAGCTCGGGGGTGATCGAAGAGACTCGCGTCGGGCGCTCATTGTAGAGCCCTACGACCAACAACCCGTTGGTCGCGCCCATCGCAACGTCCAGGAGTTGGAGGATGCCCGGTGCGCCGACCGCGCTGGCGTTGATCGCATCGTCGATCTCGCGAGGCTCCTCGCTCACAACGATGACCGACCACGTTGCGACGCCGCGGTCCTCGATGCCCGCCATGAGGGTGTTCACGATGCGCGTCGGCACCTCGCCGTCGAAGCGGAGCAACACCGCAGGGTACTGCGACCCGCACACGCGCGACAGCCCCTCCCGGGTCACTGGACCGGCGTAGCGGGTGGCGACGGCGAACGGGAGGATCGCGGTCTGCGGGGCCGCTACGCACGCCGTCAGAGCGGCCAGGAGGGCGGTGTCGATGGATGCGAGCGTAGTCACAGGTTCTCGATGGCGCCCACCATGGACGCCTCTACGATGCGGGCGACAGTATCACCCTCCGCGGCCCACGGGGGGGAGACGCGGTAGGAACCCTGCCTCGTCTTGTCCGAAAGGAACGGGTACGGCCTGTTGGGCCTCCCAGTGCGGTGGTTGATGCTCGTGCCCTGGTCCACGTAGGACCCGTAGTGCATGCCGCCGTCGACGCGGATGGTGTACCCGCCCTCGAAGCTGCCAGCGGTGAACTGGTACTCGGTGTTTCGCTGCAGCCGGTACGTGCGGTTGGTGTACGGGTGGTTGGCGCGGGCGTACCACGCGACCAGACGACCGCCGCCCGCGAGCGCCGGGGGGAGCGAGCGCACGACCGCGGAGCGCATCGCGTCGATGCTAGCGGCGAGGCCGAGCATCAGAACATGCCCGTGACTTTGTAGTCGGCGACGCGGCCCCAGACGTTCGTCTCTTGCCCATCGGGCGCGAGCGCGTTGTTGACCCGCGCTCGAGGGTTGGGCGGCGCGTTGGTCGAGCCCGCGGCGCGGGCGTCGGCATCGCGGTTGAGTTGCTTGATGAGCTCGCGGGCGCGCTTGCCCTGCTCGGCGAATGCGCCCGACTCATCCCAGACTCCGTGACGGCGCGCGGCGATCTCGCACGCGAGGTCCACCACGCACCCGACCATCGCCGGGTCGAGGGTGTCGGTCGTCGTGTAGATGCCCGCCGGGAAGGCCACGCGCGTCATCGTGCGGAAGAGGCTGTTGGCCTCGGCCAGGCACAGGTCGCGAAAGCTGGTGTCGGGGGTCGCGCCGCCGTTCTTCGCGAACAGCCTCGCATACATGGCGGTAGACAGCCGCGCCGTCAGGTCGGTGGAGGTCGCGATCGTAGTCTGTTCAGCCACAGTCGTACTCCCTGCCCTGGACGAAGCCGTCTAGTGCCACGCGCTCGGGGATCTCTTGCCCCGGCTCGTAGGTCACGCCCGCATGGATGGTCACGCGAGCGAAGTAGCGCACCTGCGCCAGAGGTGTCTCTACCTCTGGCGCGGGCGCGACGACAAGCGCCGCCACTGGCTGTGCACGGCGCTTGCTCATGTCAGGACACGCAGGTGGTGTAGAGGAAGCCGGTGGTGGCGCCACCGATCACGAACTCCGAGTCGGAGTGCGAGGTCTTGATGAACACGCCGCCGCGCACGCCGCGGAGGCTGTCGACGATCTCGGTGGTCTCCATCGAGCCGAAGCGGAAGGTGTAGCCGAACGTGCGGGTCGCGCGCGGCGACGGGGTCCGCTCCACGCGGATGAGCGCGGTGGACTTGCCCCAGAGGTAGTCGCTCGAGGCCGACGCGCCTTCGTGCGCCGAGTTGTACTTGGCGCGGCCGATCACGACGTTGTCGAGGCCGAACGCCTCCGCGAAGAGCTGCTCGTTCACGCGGAGCGGCACATCGCCCATCGTGGTCGCGGAGCGCGAGAGGATGTACTGCAGCACCTTCGGGTGGTTGCGGAGCTTGATCCAGACCTGCGCGCCGATCACCATGGTGTTGGGGCGCACGAAGCAGGACTCGATGGCGTCCTCGATCTTCTGGATGGGGTCCGAGGTCGCGACGTCCCAGCGGTCGGCGCCCGAGAGGGCGGCGGTGTTGGAGCCGTAGTTGCCCGACGCGAACGCCACGTCCGCGACCCGCTTCTCACGCGCGAGCATGAGGAAGTTCATCACGATGTCCTGCGCGTAGATTTTGGGCTGGAGCGGCGCATCGGCGTTGGCGATCTCGTCGTTGGAGACGAAGTCCATCAGCGCGTAGTCGCTGACCGCGTAGGTGAGCGACGACTCGATGTTGTACTTGACCTCGCCGGGCATGCCGCGGGGCGAGGCGACCGCGGAGGCCGCGACCTCCTGCATCGTGGTCACCGGGAACGAGAAGATCTTGTCCGAGCGGTGCTTGACGCTCAGGACGGGCAGCACGCTGTCCGCGATGTACTCGCGGTTGTTGTACTGCACCGCCAGGTTGGTCAGCGCGCGGTCGATGTGGACGGCGCTCGGGGAGAGCGACATCAGGTGGGCGGCTTCGGCGGCGCCGATGCCGTGCGATGCGAGCATCGCGGCCTGGAGGTTTTGGATGGAGGTCATGATGGTTCCTGATCAGCCCTGGAGGCTACCGATGCGGATGTCGATGGCGACGCGCTCGCCCGACGAAGCGGACTCCATCGCGTAGCCGATGGTGGCCACGTTGCTGCCCGCGCTCGGGGCCGCGACGATGACGCCGCCGCTCGAGTTGCCCACGGTGAGGAGCTGCCCGCGGGTGATGCTGCCCGCGGCGACGCCGGGGAAGATGCCCGAGGTCACGACGTCCGCGCCGGTCTGGGTCGAGACGACGGCCTGGTGCGACAGGCCGAGGATGGCGATGCTGGTCGGGTCGGGGCTCGCGCCCGCGGGGAGCGCGGCGGCGTTGTCAGCGCCCGTGGCGTTGACGAGGACGGCACCCTCGACCGCGGTGAGCGAGCTCACGGCGAACGGGGCGACAGACTGCGGGGTGCGACGAGAAGTGGTCATGGCGATCAGCCTCCGAGTGCGGCGGTGAGGGGAGCAAGAGCCTCATCGCGGAGATCGCGCGAGGCACGGAGCAGGGCGTCCTTGTAGGTCATGCCGTGCGCCGACATGAGGGCCGCGGCGCGCGAGTCGGCGGCATCGGCGTGACGGACGGGGGTGGCCACGCGCGACACCGGGGCGCCGCCCTGGGGCGACACGCGGGCGCTCATGAGCTTGGCGTCGGACGCGGGCGCCTCGACGGCCGGGAACAGCGCGTCGAAGGTGCCGCGGTCGGCGCGGCAGAGCTTGGCGAGGCGGTCGCGCGAGGCGGCGGGGGCGCGGCCCTCGGCGATGACGCGGTCGCTGCACTGCGCGGCTTCGGCCATCTGGCTCATCTCCATGCGCTCCATCATCGCCTCGAGGGCGGCGATGATCTCGCTGTCGGGGCTGGCCGGGTCCATCTGCATCCTGGAGGCGAGGCCCGCCAGCATGCTCTTCATCTTCTCGGGTTCCATGGTCTTGTCTTCCTTGACCGCAGCGGCGGTCGGTACGTGGACGCTCTCGGGAGCGAGAGACGCCGCTATCGGGTCGCGTGCGGTCAGCGCCGCCATCCCGTCCAAGAACGGCCGGTTGGTCAGCGCGACAGAGGTTAGCTTCGGGCCGATGCCCTCGCCGGATGCGGGGTCGATCGCGCCGAACACCACCGCGGGCGAGCAGTACGCGTACTGCCCCATGCGGATGCGCTCTACGGCCTGCGGGTCGACCCAGTCAACGGAGGCGTACAGACCGGCCTCGCCGCGGTTCTCGAGGTGCGTGATCCACCCGACCGCGGGCGCGCCGTTCTGCATCACGCCGGGTGCCGTTGGCATCTCGCTGGCGTGCTCGTAGTCGACCGGGACGCGACGGTTCTCGGTCGCGTCGAAGTTGCGGATGATCGCGTCGAAGGTCGCCGGGTCGAAGGCGAAAGCGCCCTGCGAATGCCCATCGTAGGTGCCGCATCGCGCCACTTGGATGACGCTCTGCGAGACGGGGTCCGCGGTCATCGTGATCGCGCAAGACATCTGCCGGGAATCCATCTGCTCCACCACCTTCTTCGCCCACGCGTAGCCAGCGTCACCGCCCCACCCGTGCCAGGCTTGCCAGCCCTTGCCCTGCTCATCCCAGGTGCTGCCCTGCTTGTCGATCTCATGGCGGGCGAAGAACGAAACCATGCGCCGCACAGTCTCGGGGGAGAGCGCCTTGCCGTTGGCGAGGTCGCGGGCGCGCGCGATGCCCACGGCCGTCATCCCGCGCTCGCTCGGCGGCTTCGTGGCGCGTACCTCGAGGGCGCGGCGCGCGGCCTCCTGCGCGGCCTTGGGTGGCGTCAGGTCGATCATCGCGGCACCAGGAGGGCGTCACCCGCGAGCGGCTCGGGCAACTGCAGCATCTCGCGTGCATCGCGCTGCGACACCTGGACGCCCGCGCGCACGGCCACGTCGAGTCGCTTGGCGAGCTCGGTGAGGTCTTGCGCCGGGTCGGTGGCGAAGACGATCCGCGGCACAGGCGTCCCGCGCCCGAACATCCTCTCGACCATCGGGCGCAGCAGGTCGCGCCGCAGGGTGCTAGCAACGGCCTCCGCATCGCCGCGGGCGATCATCAGCGTGACGCGCTCGTGCACCTCGCCGAGAGCTCTGTTGCCGCCGTTCTCGCCGACCTCCGCGGAGAGCGTCGAGCCCACGACGGCCTTGCTCATCTCGCCGTTGCAGAGCGCGACCAGGTGCTCGTGCAGCGCGTTGACGTTGGGGGCGTCGAGCACCGTCAGCTTGGTGGTGTCGGGGATGACGATGGAGACCGTCGAGCTCATCGCCTCGATGGCCTCCTGCAGCGCCGTTACGTCCTCGGGGGAGGACCGCACCGGGCTGTCCGGCGTCGAGCCGCTGGAGTACTCGCCAACGCGCAGACCGCGACCAGCCCACTCGGTCAACGCGAGGAGGTCGCGCATGCCGAACTTCTTGAAGAGCGCGTACCAGCACACCGTGCGCCCGATGCCCTCGCGGGTCGGGTAGCCGCCGCGGATGCGCGGCCGGTGCACGATAAACTTGCCGCTCGGGAACACGTCCAGCGGCACGCCCGGGAAGAGGGCGAACGCGCGCTCCGCTGCGGTCTGCTCCGCGGCGATCGCGTAGCCGCTGCCCGTCGCGTCCCAGAGGTGGATGCGCCAGTCGGTCGCGTAGGCGAGGCGCCGCGGGTGGACGAACTCGATCGCCTCGGGGCGCCGGCCGTCAGGCGACCAGATGACCTCTGCGACCGCGCGCCCGTAGTAGACCGCGGTCTGCATGTGGTGGAGGAGGTCGCGGAACGACAGCGCCATGTCGCCGCGCGACTCCAGATCGTTGAGCGCGGTCGTAACGTAGTCGGTGACGCGCTGGTCATCGCCGATGATCTGCCACGCGCTCCCGGCGACTAGCGCCTCGCGTTGGAAGAGCACCGAATGCAGATGCGGGTCGGTCTCGCGGAGCTCATCGAGCACGTCGATCCACTGCCACAGGTAGCCGATGTCGGCCTGTCGCTGGACCGCGGAGAGCGCCTGCGGGGTGAGCGCGGACCCCAGCCGGTACTGGAAGCGGTCGTTGTACGGCGCGCGCGCCAGGAACGCCGATGGCGGCGCCTGTAGGGCGGCGTACTCAGAGCGGGAGAGGGGGGCTACCATGCGCGGCCCTGCGACCGTACCAGCATTGGCCGCGCTTGCAAAGGAGCGATCGGCCTGTCCACCACGAGATCGGTGAGCGCCCACACCAGCGCATCGAGGCGGTCGGGGCTCGAGGTGTCCGTTGCCGGATCCCACCCGGCGCACTGGTCCTCGAGGCGCGCGAGCAGCCCGACGTGGGAGACGCGCCCCTGCTCGTAGAGCGCGGCGACGGGCTCGGCCCGCAACGCCTTGCCGCGGCTCGCACGCACGGCCACGACGTGGCACGCGGGGTCGACGGTGCGCAGGACCGACGCCACAAGGTCGCCGCCGTTGTTGACCTCGGCCACGATGCGGTCGGCGCGATGGCGGCGGTACGCCTCGACCGCGCGCCGCGCCCACTGCTCCGCGGGGTAGGTGCCAGAGAGATCCTCGAGGACGTAGGCGCGCCCGTCGAGGCCGACCCCGGCCACGATGATGCCCGTCTCATCGCTGCCCTCATGCGCGGTCACCGCCGGGTCGATCGCCACGACCACGCGCCTCATGGCGGGCGCGGAGTCCACGCGGGAGGCGTCGAACATCGCCAGCCGCCAGAGCGCGCCGGGGGCATCGTCGAGGATCTCACCGTCAAGCTCTTGGCGCCCCAGGCGGGTCGACCCATAGCGGGCTGTGAGCGCCGCCACGACGCCGGGCGCGAGGTTGCTGGCGTTGTCGGCGGTGCGCCCGCGGGTGATGGCCGTGGTCGCCGATGCGGCCAGGGCGCGGACCAGCGGCGTCGGGCGCGGCGTGGTCGTGACGCAGACCCTCGGGTCGGAGCCGAGTCGGAGGCCCATCTGCAGCTGGTCCCACGCGTCGGGGTAGCGCCACGCCGCGAGCTCGTCGCACCACGCCGCGTCGTGCTGAGGGCCGCGGAGCTGGTCGGGCTCCTCGGCGCTGTAGGTCGTCGCGATCGCCCCGTTGGGCCAGGTCAGCCGGCGCTTGGATGGCTCCCACACCGGGCGCTCCGAGTCGGGGCAGCACGCGAGGATCCCGCTCTCGCCCTCGATCAGCACGTCCCTCACGTCGGCGGCGGTGCGCGCCACCAGGGCCACGCGGCGAGCCTTGCCCGATGCGACGATGGCGCGCACCCACTCGGCGCCCGTGCGGCTCTTCCCCCACCCGCGCCCGGCGAGGATGAGCCAGGTCCTCCACTCACCGACGGGCGGGAGTTGATCCGGGCGCGCCCAGTAGCGCCACAGGTGGAAGGCGCGCGCCCGCTCGGCCGGGGAGAGCTCCCGGCGCAGGTCAGCGGCCCGTAAGGCGGTTGAGCTTGGCGAGCAGGGCGTCATCATCGACCTCTACCGCGACCTTCTCCGCAGCGTGCTCGCCCGTGAGCTTCGCCAGCGCCGTGCGAGCCGTGCCCGCCGCCCGGCTGGTGTCGTTGACCTGCGCCACGGCGCCCTGCGCCACCTTGGCGTCGGCGTCCGACAGCATCGGGCGCAGGCGGGCGAGGGCCACGCGTTGGAGACGGGCGGCTTCGCTCATGACGGCGTCCAGCTCACGCGCGTAGACCGTGGAACGATCTGCCTTCGACGGATGCCGCCGCAGCGCCCTCGCGACGCCCCCTGTCGTGCGCCCGATGGCCTCTGCCGCCCGCGTGAACGACCCGGTGCGTAGGTAGACGTCCAGCGCCACGGCGAGATCGGCGGGGGTGATCGGCGGTCCAGGCATCGTCCAGCCATCATGCGCCCTCCACCTCGAGGCGTCCAGCCGCTACACCCTGCTACACCGCTACGCCCGCTACGGCTGTTTTCCGTGGAGGGGGGGCACATTCTCAGAGCGCCCGCCTACAGCCCACCAGTACACTGCCCTTACATATACGCGGGAGGGTGTAGCGGTGTAGCAGTAGTGATGGAACGCTTGCGGCGTAGCCGTTTGGGCTGCTACACCCTCCCTCCGACGAGGGTGTAGCAGGGTGTAGCGGGTGTAGCGGCGTCACGGATCGCGTTGCCAGATGCGCGCGTTGCGCCCGTCGACCCGCAGCACGTGGCAGCGGTATCCGAGGCGCCGCATGATGCCGCCGAGGCGGTTGCTCTCCCGCTGGCCGGCGTGCGCCAGCTCCATCGCCAGTGCTGCCGTGAGGATGCGGATGGACGTCAGCGCCTTGGCGCCGTCTCCCGCCCGCTCGGGGGCGTCTAGCCACTCGGAGACCCGTGCCTCCCATGGGTCGACCGTGCGAAACTCCTCGGCGGCTTCTCGCTGCGCGGCGTCGGCCTCGGGGGTGAGCCACCACGTTTCGCTCGCGCGGGATGCCGCCACGGCCTCCGCCCAGAGCTGGTCGCGGTCGCGCGCCAGGGCGTCCTGGTCGATGGCGCCGGGCACCCGCACGCACCAGAAGCGCCGGTCGCCGGTCGGGTCGGCCAGGAAGGCGTCTTCGTTGGTCGACCCGACGATGACGTTGCAGCGCGGGTGGCTGCTGACCGCCCGTGCGTAGGCCGCGCGGTACTTGTCCACCTGGGAGCTGACGAACGCTTTGATGCGCCCTGCGTGGGCGCGGCCGGTCACGTGGTCGAGTTCGCCGAGCTCATAGATCCACGCATGGTTGATCTGCATCATGGCGTCCTTCGATTCGAGGTCGACGGCGGTGTCGGCGAACCACTCGCCCCCGAGGATGCGGAAGAAGCTCGACTTGCCGACGCCCTGCGGGCCGACGAGGACCAGGCACGTGTCGACCTTGCAGCCGGGCGTGAGGGTGCGCGCCACGGCGCTGACGAACCACGCCCGGATGCACGTGACATTGATCGGCGTGGCTTCGGCGCGGAGGTAGACCTGCGCCACGGTGTCCAGCCGTTGGACGCCGTCCCAGACCAGCCCCTCGAGGTACTGACGCACCGGGTGATAACTGCGCTCGCTGGCAACGGTGACGATCGCCTGGCACAGCGCGTCGTTAGCGGGCGAGAAGCCGTAGCGGTTCTCCATGTCCTCGCGGATGGCGCCCAGGCGAGCGTCGGAGAGCATCGCGCCCTCGATCTCAGGCGCGACGGTCATCGCGTTGAATCGGAGCGTCGCGTACTCGGGAGCGTGTCGCAGGAGGCAGCACACGTTGGCGAAGGTGTTCTTGATCGCGCCCTTGGCGGTGCGGTGCAGCTTGTCCATCCAGTCCGCTTCGTCGGTCGTGGTCTGCAGGACGTCGATCATCGCCGCTACCGCCGGGGGTTCGAGCTGTCGTCGGACCTTCGCGGCGTACTCCGGCGACAGGCCCGGCGCGACGGAGCAGGCGCTCCTGGCGATGGTCTCGACCTCGGCATCGTCCAGCGGGGGTACGCAGGCGACGGCGTTGTGCGCGGTGAGCGTGGCGAGGATCACGCCGGCGTCGAGTCCCTTCGCCCGGAGCGACCGTCCGAGGGAGAAGAGCGCGT